GTATAATGGCATTGTCAAAATCACTGAGTTCCATGACTTTGTCTGGCTTGATTTCGAAGTATTCTGATGGCGCTCTTTGCATGACAGCGCGAAGTGCCTCAATGCCTTCCATAAGGTCAGGCAGATCCTCTTTTGGTACAGTGCCATTCATAATTGCTGACGTTCTGCTTGGATCAAAGCCACGCGCTAAGTCTTCCACCAACTCTATTGCGCTCATTGAGCTTAGATTTTTATATTTGGTTGTTAGATCATCCACCAAATCGTAGCGTATTTTTTGTACGGCATTAAATATTTCATCAAGAGTTTCATCACCAAATGCGCTTGGTGAGTGGATGTCTTTACGATAGATCAAATTGCGGTTTTGCTTAACTGCATCCAACGATGAGAATGGCTGTAGGAATGACGCTCTAAACTTACCACCGCTACCAGCCGTGTTTAGCTCAGTTGCAGGGTAATACGATGGAATGTCATAGCGACCTTGGCCTTCACGCATACTTTCCAACACTGTCTCTGCTGTATAAGGTCCATCTGGCAGTGGATTTCCGTCCATGTCGTATGGTTCTTTAGGTTCTAAGGTAAACCTGACATCTGCGTATTTTTCAATACCGTCATATTGATCTAAAGAGTCATTTTTCCAATACCCAAATTGATTCTCAATTGCGTTAGTATAGTGTCTGAGTGTTGGTTTCGTTTTGCTTTTATTGAGAGTGTATGGCGATATGTCATTATCTAAGCCAGCGTGAACAAGCTTAATAACTCTATCAACTTCTTTAGGGTCGTAGGCATTGCTTTCTGCAAAATCAATTAATTCATCTGCGTATTCAGACAAACGTGGATCTGCTTTAATCTCTTCTTCAAATAGTTTTATATCAAACGAGCGTGTGCCTCTGGGCTGTCTGCCTGTGAATGCATCTGCCCCATAGATATACATCGCTGGGTCGTTGGCTGGATCTATCTTCTCTGGATTAGCAATCAGCGTAATTTCACCAAAAGTTTCGATAGGTGAGTTGGCGTTTGAGATCGCGATAGATGGCATGGGTATGCCGCCAACTTCATCGCTGACCTTCAAGCCTGTCGCTGACAGATTGTGATGGGCAACCAGTGGGTTTGCCTCGAAGGTGTTTTCTGGTGTTGGCAGCGCAGCAATCTCTGTCGCAAGCTTGGCCACAGATTGATTAGTCGGCAAGTCCATTGGCTTGTATGCATCCATAGCACCCCAGCCAAAAGCCTTTTTAATCGTAGAGAATATTTTGACTGGATCTGCCATTTACCACGCCTTACAAGACCAATACCGTGCTTTTGTTTTCGGGCCGGGGTTATCACAATTGTGGCGCGATCTAAAGTTAGAACGTCGCCCCTTCTGGTTCTTCTTGATAGACATCTTAGGATCACCAAAGGTCACGCGCTTAACCTTGTCGCCATCCTTCACATAAACCACAGACTTCTTTTTACCGTAGGATGTCTCACCTTTGGCAATGCGTCGTGGCTTGTTAAGTGTGACCTTCTTACCTTTGTACGTTGCCATTATTCAGAATCTCCAAACATTTCTTGATAGAACCTATCAATCTCTTCTGCTTCTTCTTGAGTGTACTCAGTTTTGCTAGGCTCTGCCATAGTGCGCTTTGGTGGCACAAAAGTCATGTTTTCTGCGCCATCTGGACCAAGTGCCGCTGTGAATGGGCCAACTTTGTCTGGTCTTGTTTCTTTCAATCCAGTTACTGGGTTGCTGATTGCTTGGAAAAATATTTCTCCATCTGGAGATCGAACTTCATAGCCATACATTTCTGGATTGTAGATATCGGCTTTGTATCCAACAATCTGATGCACTTCATCTGGGCGACCTTTGCCGCCAATAGGAAGAAGCTTTGTCCCTAAAGGCAACGGCAGCTTACCTTCTGAATTTAGTTTCTGACCCATTTCATATGGCAAGTTCATCATATAAGGCACATTCTGCATCGCACCTTTAAGCTGGTTTACAAACTGCTGTCTTTTGACATCAGCGAAATCGACAACACCTTCAGGCAACGCACCAAACGCTTTTCTGCCTAGTTTTGTTATATCGACCATTACTTTTTCCTAGCTTTCTTCTTCGCTGTCTCTGACAGATCTTTCATGTGATAAAGGTATTTGCTGTTTGACGTGTGTCTTGCCCCAGACATCACTCTGCCTTTGCCGTCTTTGTGAGTTGCACCTTTATGCTCTGTGCCATCTCGAAAGTAATGCTTCACACCTTTTGCCATCACTTCTTACCTTTCCAATTTACGCGCTTCTTGGATGTCTTGCGCTTGGCTGCTGACTTGGCCGACTTGCTTTTGCACTGTGCCATTGTGGGACGACATGCTGGGTACGCACCTTTGCTGCGATCTGAACGACCACATGGTCCACCTGTCTTGCAGTTGACCCAGCCTTTGCCTTTGTTGCGTCCAAACCACTTTCTCAGGCTGTCGCTGCTGCTACTTTTTTTTCTTGGCACTTTTCTTACCCCAGTTTTTAGCGCCAACTTTGCGGCACTTTACCAAAGCCCCAGATCCATATGCAGATGGCCACGTTCCACCGTTGCGCGTATACCGTGCTTTCACCTTTCGGTAGCAAGCATCTCTTTTCGGTTTCTTCTTGGCTGGCATCAGAAGCTCCGCTTGTTTTGTGGGTTTGTCGCCATTATATAAAAAACTGTAGAGAAAGGAAGAAAAATGGAAGAAAAGCACAACATACGCCAAATTGTATGGAACAAAGTGTGGAAACTGGCAGAAGATATCCACATGAATACCGACAAAAGTGGCAACTTAACTAAAGAACAAGAAGAAAAAATAGAGGCGTTAGATCGCTTTTTATGTGGATCTCTTGATATCAATAGAGATGAGTTCCCAGATCCTGATTATGGCTAACGATTAAAGGGATAGCCACGATTTTCTTGCGCTCTTAGCTCCATCATTATGTCATCTATGTATTTAGCTGTCACATCTTGTGACGGCACAGACATTGTGATCGCTCTTGTATCACTGACTTCAGGCTTACCTTCTGCACGACGTGCTGCAAGATAATCTGGTAACAGTAAATCTCTTGGGATGTCTGCAAATGCGCCACTTTCCGTAGCAACTCTGTAAAGAGGTGTGCCAGCAACGCGAGGTATCGATACAGGGTATGTTGCGTGTTGGGTGTCAGTTGTGGTTGGTGCGTTGTAATCAATGCGGCCAACAACACGACCTGTGGCATCTCCTGTTCCCATGCCAAGCATATCTGGAACAGACGTAGCAGCTCTTGCTGAAACGACGTCTGGAAAGCCAGCGTCGTTCCATCTTGCAAGTTCCATTGTTTTCACAAAGATCTTGCGATCATCACCACCTTCTGGACGGTTTAGAAACTCTCGAACCTCATTTAGCTTTTCTGGGTTATCTTCTGCACCCTTCAAGCCCGGCCATCCTTCAATTTTAGATGACATCAATTCATCAAATTCTTTGAGGTCTTTCTTTTTAATTTTGGAGCTTGGCAGCATACTCAAGACGGTATCTGAAACCATTGTTGAGTAGTCGTTACTTTCACCACCCATATTGGTATATACACCGTAGACTGGGCGACCTTCTTTTATGATTTCGCCTGTCTTCTTATCAACAACTTGCCCAGATGCGCGTCGAGCGGCATTCATTACGGTTGTGACTGGACTTTGGTTACTTGCCCCATATCTATTGGCCTCAAAGTTTTCCACTGTCATAGGGTACTTATATCCAGCCTGAAGAGGCACAGGGAATGCAAGCTGCTCGTCATTGACGCCAGTTAGAACGCCAAGGTCACTTCTGTCCCACATAGTTGGGATGATGACTGCGTCTTCTTCTAAAAGCTGTTCAAGGGGAAGTGGCTCTGGCTGCACAATATTCTCAGGTTGAACAATGGTTCGTCCTGTTTCTTGTAGTGGGACACGGCCAACATTAACTTTCATACGGCCAAGATCCGTGTCTTGGACTTGCCCTCTAGTCGTTAGCTTACTGCCACGATCCATGTTTGAGTAATAGCGGTTTAGGATCTCTCTGACTGCGCTTTCGTCATCCATGTAGCGCAAGCCTTCGTCCACAATGTTTGTTACTTCATCAACGCCAGTACCAATAAAACCAGTCTTTTGGCCAAGCTTTAAAAGAAAGTTTACAGGATTACCCACGTTTCTTTACCTTCTTTTTCTTTCCGTACCCAGAAGCGTAGGCAGCGCGTCCCTGTCGTTCAGCATCTGCCTTCTTCTTGTAGACTTTGCCTTTGCTGCCCCAGCGATAACCGCCTTTGACTTTATGGACAGGCATTAGTAACCGCCTAGCAACTCATTCATCATTTCGTGGACGCTTTGTCCGTCGCCAATCTTCATGACTTTAACTTTGACGCCATCTTCTGGCATCATCATGTCATGGTGGCCGCACTCGCACTCACCGCCGTGATCGCAATCGCACTCTTCTTCGTACTCTTCATCGTATTCTTCTTCGTGCATTCCGTACTTTTCTTGATAGCACAGCATTAGGAAGTTAACGAGTTGCTCTTCAGTCATTTCAAGGCCAGCCGCATCGTGTGGGAAGCCCATCTTCTCCATGAAAAGCTCTGCGTTTTCTTCCATGTTTTCTACGTTTACTTCAGCCATGTTAGACTCCTATCGATTTGGACGCAGCATTGGACGCGGTGATGTTGCGCGTGGATCTTGCATCATGGGTTGCCCCATTTGATTTTGCTCTGCAATCATTGCTTGGAACGCTTCTTCTTCAGCTATGCGCTGATCTGCGTCTGTCATTTGACCCATTGATGTCGCTGGGGGTGGGGTTACTGGCATTGCGCCAACGACACTTTCGAACATCTCGCGCTCTTTGTCAGACAAAGCGCCACCGTTTTGGATGCGCTGGCCAATCATCATGAGCTGGTTTGCCGAATCTTCATCCATGTCACCCGGCTGAATAAGCTCCAAAAACCGCATTACCAGTTGGTAGTCTGGGTTTGCTTTCATTCCTTCTGCCATTTTTCGGCTCCTATCAAATGTTTCTTGCGACGTTTATAACTAATTTCAGACTGGATTTCCATCTGTATCGTACTGAGTTGTTTCACCTGTCCGTAGATTGGTCGTTCTGTAGCCAGTCTGATAGCGTTCTTCGCCAGTTTTAATAGACTGTGTATCACCCAAAACCTTCGTTCCAATAAACTCTTTTGGATCTAGGTATCTTCCGTCTGGCGTGACGTAGAATACAGACCCATCAGCCAATTCAACACGTCTGACAAGCTCATCGATCACCTGACCACTCATGTATCTGCGCATATATTCAGGTAGGCCATAACCCAAACCACTCTTTCTGCGTCTGTTGAAGTCATCAACTAGATCGCGAACTGCAAACTCTTGGTCTACGCGATAGCTATCTGCGACTGTAGGATCGCCGCCACCATCGTCGCCACCACCGGGGTCGCTACCATCATCAACGCCATCGTCGCCGCCTAAGTCATCATCGAAGCCGTCGTCGTCGCCATCGCCACTTCCACCTTCACCGTCGCCGCCTTCGCCGCCTGTGCCTTCACCCCCAAGACCTTCGCCAGTCAAGCCGTCGCCGCCAGTGCCTTCTTCACCAGCACCGTCAGTGTCTCCGTCGCCTATTTCGCCTTCGCCTTCACCAGCTTCAGTACCGTCGCCTTCACCGCCCGGCCCAACTGTCTCAGATCCTGATCCATTTGATCCAGATCCGCTGCTAATTGCTTCAATGAGTTCTTCTGCTGTTTCATAGATGTTTCCATCCCCATCTGAATATGTTCCATCTTCATTGAAGACGATGTCTTCTAAATCACCAGAAACTTCCAGAACGCCTTGTAGAGTTGATGTGTCAGTGATTGTTTCACCTCCACCACTTGGCACATCTTCAGCATCTGCATTGCCTGTCAGGTAATCAATCGCATCATTAATGGCAGTCTCACCCTCGAAGACAATGCCTGTCTCTGTGGACCCCGGCCCCAAGATTTCGATGTTACCTTCTGGCGTAATGATTGCCATGCTTCCAGCATTTTCACCGCTGGTTGCGTAACCAATTGTGTTGCCACCTTCAGTCAGATCGTTTGCTTGGAATCCTGACTCTGTGTAGTCAGTGTAGTCTTGGTTGGCTAATCCACCGAAGTCAGTGCCACTGCCACCAACGTCATCGTCTTGACCACCCCCATCACCAGCAGAGGCAAGCGACTCATTCACAAGATTGTTCAATTCTTGGACTGTCAGAGGAACTTCGCTACCTTCACCCAGCGCTGCGTTCACAATCTCGTTCAATTCATCAACTGTTAACGGAACTTCTCCCTGCTCATTGAACGGAACTGTCTCAGATTTCAGATCGTAGTAATCGTTGTACAGATCTTCCAACTCTTGAGTGGTAATTGTGGTCACGGTTGGCCCACTAACAGTAAGCTGCAAAGGGTTTAGGTTGGGCAAAAGCTCATCGATGTTCATGCCTTTCAAGTCAACCTTGTATGCAAGATCGTCACCAACGCCCTGAACGCCAATCAAATCAGCCCCAAAGTTGATCAATTGCTGTGCAACAGTGGCGTTTTCACCGCTGTTTGTGCTGATTGTATTTACCAACTCTTGCAATTCATCATTAGTTAAGCCAAGCGCCAAGTCTTGCTTTGCATCGTTAGAAAGCGCCATAAACTCGCTTTCAGTGGTTGGAACAGGCACACCGTGATTGGCTTGGAACGTCGATTCAAAGGTGTCTTGGCCACCATCGTAGATCGTTGTCGTGCCAGATGTTTTTGGCTGTCCATTGACATACTGAACACCGTCAAAATTACCAGTAAATGGCGTTCCATCACCAGTGACCAAAGGCTCGTTTGGATCTGTCAGATCGAAGTATGGCGTTGTGTCAATCGTATTTGTCGTATTGTTCTGCGTTGTGTCAGATTGATCATAATACGCCTGATCTGCCTGATATGCTTCGTATGCTGTGCTGTATATATTGCCAAACATATCGTAATATTTGGGAGATGTATCTACTGGTCCAGTGTCATTTCCAGTGTTGCCACCGTAATTTGTCTCGACAGTGCTTGTAGAGCTTCCAACACTTAGATCAGCGTCTTTTGAACTGGTATCAACTTGGCCAGTGTTGGTTGTGGTTGTAGAGCTTCCAACACTTAGATCAGCATCTTTCGCGCTAGTATCTACGTTGCCAGTGTTAGTATTGGTATCAAAGTTGCTGCCTGTATTAACAGAATCAAAGAAATCTTCGTTGCTGTCTGAAGCGCCACCAGTGACAAGAGATCCGCTGCCGTTGCCAACATAACTGGTGTCAATGCCGGGGACGCCTGTGTCAACACCAACACCACCACTTAGTGCAGCACTTAATTGATCATCCGTTAAACCTGATACTCCACCATATGAATAAGTCCCAGTATTAGGGTCATATTCAACTGATTGAACTTCAGGTGAAACAAATGGCGTTACTTCGCTACTTGAGTCGTAGTCAGTTGTCGTTGTCGCTGGCTTGTCGTCTTTGTCATCATGATATGTGACGTTGGTAATCCCACCGTCGTTGCCCCAATCAACTGTGGCTACGTTGGTTTGGTTACCTGTATTTGTGTCAATCGTTGTGAAAGTTGTAGAAGTATTAGTTGGGTTATATGTCTGCGTTACAGCGTTACCACCACTCACAACTTCCTTAACCGTGTCACTGATTGCGCTTCCTACACTTGATAATTTATCACTAGCCCAGTCCAAAAAGCCAAACTGAGGAATGCCACCCGGACCCGGAGTCCCAGCGCCACCTAGATTTTTCAATAACTGCGCTTCATCGGGACGAATATAAGCCAACATATGATCTTGGCCATTGATGTCTGTCCGTCGTGGCACGTTGTTAAACGCAGCCATCGACTGTTTTTTAGGCATGTTGAAAGCAGCTAACTTGTTCATGTGATCTCGCTTGTGATGTTTCCTGAAGGATCGTAATAAGTCACGTTGCCAGCAGCATCTGTCATGCTGTAGCCTCTCAACTCTTCTGGCCCATCAACAGTCAATGCATTCTCATACTGTGCCGTGTTCGCAAACTGCTCTGGGCTTAGAATGCGGCCATCTGGTGTTTGATATGCAGTCGTACCGTCTGCCAAGGTGATTGGCTCTGCAATCACATCGAACTGCTCACCAGTCATAAACTGACGCATGTACGCTGGCATGAAGGCATAGCCCCCACCACCGCGTGTAAAGCGATCATAATCTCTAGATCCAGTGCCGTAAATGTTTCTGCGTCTTGAAGCTTCATCACCATAATCAACAGCAGCCGTCGAAACCGTCACATCATCCGCTGACTGTGGGTTGTACTGGATAGGATCATTGTATGCGTAGTTTACCGCTGCATTAATCGCATCCTGACCAGACAATTGGCCCACAATGCTGTCCAGATCCGTGTTTGTTGATGTCTCTGGTCGTCCGGGGTAGCCAAACTTATCTGTTCCATCCCTTACAGTAGTGTAAATTCTGCCCGGTATCGTGTAGTTCGCAATCGCACCAGCGACCCCAGTTGGCTCCAAGCCTGACCCCAATGGCGTTGCGCCTGATGCATTCGAGATTTTTGACACAAAGTTTTGGTTCAAGCCGCCAGTTGCATCTGCCTCTGCGTTGGTAACGTAGCCATCGCCGTTCAAGTCAGCCAGTGCGCCACCTGAAATGCCGAAGCTTTCACCACCAAAGTTCTTGCCACCACCGTCAAACATATCTTGAGCAGCACTGACCACCGTGCCATCAGCTCTGGTGTAGCCCCACTTATCGTCGGTCTGTGTTTCGTTGTAGGTGCTTGTGTTTGTCACAGGCGCTGGGAGAGTGCTGGTAAAGCTTGCTGGGATTGGGTTGTCGTCGTTAGACGTGTCGTTGGCAGAAGCTGAGACTGTTCGACCAGCCGAAGTTGTATCGCCAGAAGACAAGCGATCACCTGTGCGATCATCTACCAAAACACCATTCACATAGGACGCACCATCGTTAGGCGTAAAGAAGTTTGCCAAGCTTTCTGACAGTGAGTTGCCGCCACCACCGCTATCGTTGTCATTGCTGCTATTATCACTACCGCCGCCGCCACCAAAACACATTACGCCATCCTCGCTTGCTGTTGTTGTTGCTGTGGTTGTTGTGGTTGCGCTGCCACATTCATTTGAGGCTGTGGCATTGCATCCGCAATCGCCGCTAACGCACCAACATCGCCATTGCCCATGCGCTGGCGAATCTCCATAACCTTGTTCATCAAATACTTATTCATATCCAAAGGTGGCTGACCTTGTGGCCCCCCAACTGAGGGAGGGGCAGGTGAGGGACCACGCACTGGACCCTGCGGCAGACCACCGAATGCCGCTGGGTTTATTGGGGGAAGTCTATACTGTGGGGGGTACATTATTTTTCATGGCCTCCATCTGTATCTTCGCCGCGTTCTTTTCCCTCTCAAGCTGCAACTCTGCCTCTAGCTTGCGGATCTTTGCTTCCATATCCGCTTGCGCCTTGGCCATTTCGATCTCCATATCCTGACGCGCTTCCGCTTCTTTGATCTGGATGTTCGACTGCGCCTTGGCTTGATCTGCTTCGATCTGCGCTTGTGTTCTTGCCTTCAACGCCTCTGTCTCTAGCTGCGCCAACTGCTGTGCGTACTGTAGTGGGTTGCCTTGCGCCCCACCTTTCTGTCCCAAGCCTCTGATCGCTTCGATCTGCTTCATCTGTGGCGAAGCTGCGACAACTTGTGCAGCACGTTGGCTGATCAGGCGATCTGTCTCTGGGTCCACGTCGTTGAACTTGATCTTCATTTCTTTGAAGTTTGGCAGTGGTGGCAGAGGCATGTTGACACTTGCTTCCATGCGTTGGCGATAGAGCAGCGCAATGTGTTCCGCAATGTGCGCAATCAGGATGGGCTGCATTTGTTTGGCGCCGGGGTTGCCAGCAAGCGACGGATCTTGAAGAAACTGCATGTGAACTGCAATGTGCGCGTCGTGATCTTGCTCTGGGAAAGCGCGGATTGGCTTGCCATACATCACGCTCATGTTCTCGTCGATTGGGTCCATCTGCACAGCCTCTTCAGGCTTCTTCAGGATCTCATCGATATTCGGAATGCGGATGGCCTCGTACATGCGCTTGTATGCTTCGTAAAGATCGTGAAGCTGTGGCGCTGACCGTGCCATCTCCAACACCGCCTGTGCCTGTGCAATGCGCTGGGCTGTCGAGAAAATGTTGGGGTCGCTGACTGGAATCACGTCAATGCGCTCATCGAAGTCAGAACGATAGATTATTTCAGACGCGCCAGCGTGTGCAAAGCTGAACTCGTCTGGAAGATTCTCTGCGTTTAGCTCTGCAAGCAGCTTGAACTCTTGGCCTTGCGCATAGTGCAAGCGCTTGTGGATGGCGCTGAATGCCTTTGATCCCTGCTCAATAAGCGCAACTGTTGATCCAACTGGAGCGTTTGGATTGACATCACCGACGTTCAAGTCAGCCGTACTTGCGAAACGTTGCCCTGCTTCCACAATGTACCCTAGCAAACTGAACAGGGAACTGCTTGGTTCTTTGAACGGCAATGGCATGATTGCCTTGTTCACGTCATCAACTGTGCTGTCGAGGTCAACAAACTCGCCGGGGTTGACCTGAATGTCGCCGCCATTGACACGCCCACGCAGCTTGAAACCACCCTGCATGTTGGCGAATGCTGCGCTGTCGAGTAGGGCGCGAAGAGATCCTGTCGCTGCCTTACCCAGACCACCGATCATGTGGTAAAGGCCAAAGCCGTAGAAGCCAAGGCCCGGTAAGAATTTGTAGCTTACAAACCAGTCACGACGCTTTTTCTCTTCGTCATCCTGATTCCAGTTGCGTCGGATGCTGACGATGCGTTGGTTGTCGTAG